GCGATGTTGACGCCGATGCCGAGGACGACCACGGGCGCCTGATCGCGGGAGGCGGGAACCTCCTCGGATGCCGATCGCCGAGCGGCAGGGACTTCGGAGGGATCCTGGGTGATGAGCTCGCTGAGAACTCCGGCGATCTTGCGGAATCCGGCCCAGCCGGGTATAGCGTCAACGGTCGACGGATCCTTAGGCTCGGCAACGACATCGCTGGGCCAGCTGGTGCCACGCCGCCAGCTTGCGCTGTGTATCCGCCAAAGACTTCTTTCATCATGTTAGCCTTATCAAAAGAACTGTCCCCTGAATAGTAAATCTTGTGCGGTTCGTCACCAAATGCCTGAGTAGTTAATGCGTTATAGGTCATGTTATCATCTGACCGAGTTTGCGCACTGTCAGTATCTGTACCTACGTTTTGAGAAGTTTCTTGGAAGATACCATCACCAAATCCGAAGAATACAGAATGCTTGCGATCCAATGTTTCGCTCTCAATCAATACTGCAACGTGCGGTTTGTGCCCTTGATAAACATATCCTCCCTTGCCATCGGATTTGTAACCTTTAAGCTTTTGCTTGAGGTCAAAGGCAAGATTGTTGAAGTCAAAGGCAACTTGTGGCGCTCCTGGAGCTGTGTAAACATCTTGAACCTTGTTATTTCCTGGTACTTTAGTAACAGAACCCTCAAGGTTGGTAATATTAGCTGTCTTAGTACCAAACATAGTATCATCTACTTCAATGATTCCTGAAGCAGATAGCCCTTCGGCGCCTTTCAGCAATTTTTGGTTTTCGTCAACAAGTGCCAACGTAACCATTTTTAAACCTACAATAGCCATGTATTAGTTTTCTCCTTGTGTTAAAATCTTTGTTTGTTCTGCATAAATGACAGAAGTCATCTGCAGCGTGTCCGGGTCTACCGTGCGACCACGAATGTCTAAAATTGACCAGTGATTTGATTTGAGCAGCTTCATTAGTCGAACTTCAAAATTGTCAATATCAAAATCAATGTCCAATTTATAAAAAATCTGAATTTCTACCTGCCTTCTAACAAGATGAAATGTATTGTTTCCGCTTAAACCGAGTTCAGAGTTCGCATCAGTGACTAGGGCGATTGTTTCGTCTACATTGTCTAGTTCCTCTTTAGGAAGATTGCTAGTGTAAACACGCTGTACTTCGCTCAATTGTGATTCGTCTAATAGTTTTTTCATTTCCAAAGTTGCGAGCATACACTACCTCCGCTTCCTAATTAGTTTGTCGTACTCTGTTTTTTCGGCTGCTAGAACCTCCTCAAGCACTTTTTTTGATTGCTGAATTTCTGTCACAAAGTGGCTGCCTGCCATTTTCTTTGTTCCGTCATTTAGCCAGCGAGCAATTGTAGCATTCATGCCATCGCTCCACCCCACAGTAGAAACCCCTGTCTTCCGCCCATCTGCGTTAGACATCTGTGTTTCTAATCCGTCGGCCAAGTGGCCGCGCTTAGGGTTATAGCGCTTTGTGTCATAGTGCTTGTTGCGAGTCGCTTCTTCTAGCCGTTCCTGAAACACTTTAGCTCCTGCCTGTGTGATTTTTGATTGTTCTGTGGGTGTTAGGTCAGTTATTCGCTGGACATCTCTTAGCCAGCCTTGCAAAGCTTCATCCAGTCCAACCATATCAACCTACTTTCTTTCTCAATCTCAAAGTCAGAAAATCATATTTACCAAAACCGGGTGTGTCATCTGGAGCGATTGTGACAATGTCATAAGTCAAACCGTTGATAGCAACCTGAAGCTTACTATGCACTCTCGCGCTGTGCCTGATACAAATAATCACCGTATCTGCTAGACCGCTTTGAGTAGCAAGATAAGTCTGATTTTGCGTTCGCTTAACCGCTCTGTAATGCAGTTGGAAAAGCTCAGTTAGTTTTGGAATGTTGATTCCAGCGGAGTTAGGAGCGGATTTCATCTCTCCAAAAACAGCAATCTTGCTGAATTCAGATGGTAAATATCTCTTAGTCATCCTCCCCCTCCTGGTACAAGTCGTACATCCCTCTTAACTGCCCGATAATGGCATTGGAAGTCAGATTAACAGGATAAGTCTGCGCATCCGCAAGGCTCAAACGATAGGTGTAGTATGAGCCCGCTATTGCGATAACTGCCACATCCATCATTGACGCGACAATTTCTCGAGTATAAAATTCTCCTGACTTGTCCTCGCCTACCGCTGTCTTGATTGAGTGTTCAGCTGCCGTCAAATAGCCTTGGACGAGGTCGTTATCTTCAACCTCGTCAAGGTTCATCGCTTTCTTAAATCGTTCGAGCGTTACTGCCATACGTTAGTTACCCCGCGGCTTCAGCTTTCGCGTTATCAGCGATTATCTTGAATGATGCAGCAACAAGAGCGCCGCTATCCACAACTTGAACATCAAAGCGGTCAATCACACGTAGCTTGGTTTGATTGCGATAGAATGCGTTTCCTGCCTCTGTAGAGGTAGCTAGTGCCATGTTTTCGCGGTCAAACAACGTTGCATACGCCTTGTAGTCTCCAAAGTACAGCGGATGAGTGCTTGATGCTGCATCAGCAAGACGTGCATCCTCAACCTCAATCACTGGCTTGCCTTCAATCAGATAAGTATCAGGCTTAGTGACATCTCTTTGCAAGAGGTAGTTTCCATCTGCGTCTTTGATTTTTGCCAAGACTTTGATACCTGATGTATTAGTCACCCATGCTGCGTTAGCGCGAAGAGCTGGATCAATTGAGTAGAAAACATCCTTGATGTCGTCAAACTTGGCAACAGTTGGTTTAGCTGGCGCTTTTCCGAACGCTTCCAAGATAGCAGCGTTACGAGTAACAACTACTTTCTTAGCAACTTCGTTTGTCAGCCAAGCCAGGATATTTTCAGCTGTGTCGGCAAGCAAGCTATTTGTAACAGTCAAAATGCCTGCATATTCAGCAATCACATAGCGGACAATTGATAACTTAGGACCTTCAAGGTCTGGGATGTTGGTATCTTCGTCATCCAGCTTAATTAGCGGTGTAACAGTTGAGATAGAGTTTACATTTCGAGAACCTTGTTTTACTGACGTAGTTTCTACAGTTACCAAGTTCTGGAAATTGAAGAATTGACGCGTAAGCTCCATGATAGCTGTGCGGATATCTTTAGGGATGGTCAGACCGCCATTTCCTGCTGCGTCATCTTCCTTGGAAGACACAAGGCCGGTAGTTGCTGGGCTCGAAGCATTCACAAATGGTTTGCCTTCAATCATGTTTTTGAAGTTTGTAACAAATGCATCCTTGAGCTCTAGCTCTTCCTTGTTAAGAGGTTTGATATCCTCTTTCTCCATTGCCGCGACTTGAGCCGCCCGAGCTTCTACGAGTTGATCTTTCAAGGCATCGCGGCGTACCTTCGCGGTATCGCGCTGATTCTTCAAAGCTTCAAAAGCTTCAGCTGTGAAACTTTCATCGTTCAGAGCGTTGTTGATTTGCTCGTTTAGATCTTCGACCTTGTGCCCGGCTTCAATCCAAAGTTCGTTGAGTTCGTTTACTGTTTTTGGCATTAGTTTCCTCCTTATTTGCCTAACAAAATAGCCAGCTTCTGTTCTCGTAATGAGTTCTTGGGCTGACTGGGTCCTGTATTATTTTTTTGTTTTGCAATCAAATTTCTAAATTTATTGATTGCCGCCTTACTCGGCAAGTTGCCGAGTAGTGCATTTTCAAAAGTTGGTTCTTCGTCCGCGTCGTTAAACATGATTTCGTCTGCAAAGCCTTTATCAACTGCTGCTTTTGCGTTCATCCAAGTTTCCGTTGACATAAGCTGTAAAATATCCGTTTGGTTCATGCCTGTTTTAAGTTCATAAGCCATAGCAATCGATTCGTCAATGCTATTTAGTACGTCTGATTCGTGACCTAGGTCATCAGCATTGCCATACGCGACAACAGACGCTTTGTGGATCATCATTTGACTCGTCGGCGACATTCTGACTATATTCCCAGCCATCGCTATAACGGACGCAGCGCTGGCAGCTAAACCTTGCACATTTACTACAATGTTTTTCTTGCTGTCTTTTAACATAGTGTAGATTTCACTGGCCGCGAAGACATCGCCACCATTTGACGCAATGTTTAGCGTGATTTCGTCGTCTTCGTTGCTTGCAATAGCTTGCTGGACCTTATCAGGATATGTGCTAGATATGCCAAACCACTCATAAAACTCCCCAACATCATTTGAAACAATATTCCCTTTAATGTCAATAATTCCCATCTGCTCCCCTCACCCCCTTTCTATTCCTGTGATTCATTTACACGGTCCTTCCTTGTCGTATTTGGATTTTCAGGCTCTGGCAATTCCTGAGAAACAATTCCTGCACTCTGCAATAACGACAAACCTTGATTTTGGGCGACAACTCCAGCTTTGACCAGATTCGATATAGCTGCCATGTAAGATGTACCCAGAACGTCAATAGCAGGCCGTATATCGTAGTCTAGTTCAGTTCCTAGTTTATAAGTCATCTCGCTAATAACAGGTCGCAGATAGCGAGCCATTGCGTTAGCGTAGACATTGCTAATTTGTTCAACAGATGACTGTTGATCTCCTTGCCCGCCCAGATAGCTATCTGGGATACCGTAAACTTTGGCAAATTGCTTACTAGTCCAGTCTGCCTGAGATAGTAGTTGGGCCACATTAGATTTGATTTCTAGTGGAGTGAACTCCTCCAGGTCATCAAGCACCAACGGGCCGCCTGTCATCTGTTGCATGACCGATCTTGACCGAGCCATCTTAGTCTTGTTATCAAGTAGTCCACCATTCTTAATTTTCAATACACCATTCATTTTCAATGAATTTTTCAGCGAGTTGAAAGTTAGGTCGTCTGATGCTTTTTTGATTCTTAGCTCTCGGCCGAGCGCCAAAAGTGGACTAACCCCAGTCCGGCCACCGTCCGTAGAAACAAGTCTGAAATGCAACACATCGCCTTGCGGAACTTGCAAGAGTGGTCTTATTCTCGGATCTGTAAAAGTAATGTTGTAATAAGTGCCGTTTTCGTATTCGTAGTAATTCATGTGAACCTGTGACGGTTTTAGGAACTCCCATTTTACGTCTCGGCCGTTCTCGTTGCGCCAGCGGTAAGCAAAGGCCTCTCCTGCCAACAACAATTGAGCGTATAACGACTGATAGAAACCGTGACGACTGGCATTTGTGCTTGGATTGTCTATAATTCCTTGCCAGCGTTTTTGACTAGCAGTTAATTTGACAGTTGCAAGGTCGCTCGATAGCTGACTGATGATAGCGTATAGATCTGAATTCTGCAAAGCAGACTGAGCAGATATCCACTCACCACCATTCAAGGAAGCGCTCAAGAAATCTTGGCCATCAGCAGCAAACACTCTGTCGGAACTACTGTTATCTACCGACTTGCTTTCTACTATATTCATAAAATTTGGCGGTTTAAACAATGGCATGTTTTTACCTCACCCCCTTTCTATTCCTGTTGCCGCGCTTGTATAATTTCTGATACAAAACCGGCCAAGATGAAAGTGATTGTCAGGCTGATCCCGAATGCTAACCACCCGACTCGATACATTGTCAGATTGATTGTCATTGCTGCAGCTAAAAACATCAAAACATCAAAAAAAGCCCAAATTAGGCTAAAAAAAGTTTTAAAAATCGTCATAATTATAAAAATTCTTCCTCCAAAAGCCCACTTTCCGGGTTATTAAGCCAATCTAGAACCGCTTGCTGGCTCATATGTTCGACTTGATAGGTTTTGTCATTTGCAATCCCATAATCTTCGTAATGATACATAGCTTGATAGCAAGCGTCTATAATCGCATCCACTACATCGACTTTTAGAGTCGATTTCATCTTGTCAACCTGTATGCCGATGTTATCCTGCTTAATGACAGCATTTATCAGCGCCTTTTCCATGATGACATCATTTAAGCGGGTTACAGAGCCCTCTACAAAGATCTTTTGCAGGAACTTTGTAGGGTCTTTTAGCTCGCTTGTCCGCTGCCGAATAGGCATGAGCGGGTAGCTGGTGTTAAGCTCCAGAGCTTTGATAACCTTAGTCACGCCCATTGCATCATAACCAAAGAAAATCACATCTAGGTTATTATCCTCGATGTAGTTCACCAACCAATCATAGACTTGGTCGTCGTTGATTAGGCCCTGCGGGTGGCTGGTAATCGTGCAGTAGCCCTGTTTCTCTTGTTCTCGGTAGTTGATGCCGTCCTGCTTCTCCTTAGCCTCTATACTGCCGGCCTGATTCCAAGGAATGAATGAATGCTGCTCTAAATGCCAGCGTTCTTCTCCTTCGTATGGATAGACAAAAGCTATAGAAGTGTTATCTGATGACATAGAGTAGTCAACCCCGACATATACGCGCCGGCCAAACCTTGGAAAGTCGTCTATAACGGCTTTCTCTATATCCTCAAGAGCAAGGAAGCTGTTGCTGTCTGCGTTCAGCCAGCAATTCATGTTCTTCACTTGGAAGTCTGCCAGCTTTCCCATGAGCATCTTTTTATCGCGCTCAGAGATAAGTCCTCTAAGCAGCTTCTCGCGCTTGTCAGCAAGGTTTAGAAGTGGGTTGCTCTTAGCCCATATCTCGGGCTGAAAAGTCTCTTCTAGGCTGTCCTGTGCCCACACAAGGCAAAGCTGGTCATCACTTGCCCGGTCAAAGTCTCGTTCCATAACCTCTATTAGTTTTTTCTGCTCCTTGTGAAAAGGGACGTCTGGGACTGTGTAGGACGTGGATATTTCCACGAAGCGAGCGCCTGGGGTGTTGATCTGGCCGGATGTGATTTTAGAAATTCCATCATCTCGGGTCAACTCCCCGACCTCGTCAGCAATGGCAAGCAGAAAGTGATTTGAGTCAAACTTGCCAGACTCAAAAGATATGGTCTTAATGATATTGTTATCATTAGCAGCCTTTATTTCTCGTGAGTATAGCTGCAGGTCTATCTCAGCCGCCAGAGACTTAAACGGCTCCTGTTCGATTATTTTGGCCATCATAGACTTTACATAGCCAAATAGCTTCATAGTCTGGTCAAAGTTGATAGAGCTGATCAGAAAGTCCTGGTTTGAGAGTCCCAAAGCCTCAATCAGGAAAGCGTGACATTTTAAAATACCGGCCAGCATGGTCTTTCCTTGGGCTCGGGCGATAGATAGGACTATATTTTTAAATCGTGGCAGGTCGTCCAGTGATCGCCAGCCCTCGATTTGGCTAAAGATAAACTTTTGCCAATCCATTAACTCCAGCGGCTGGCTCAAATCGTCAATGTTAGGTACTAAGCTAGCGAACTTGAGAAAGTTCTTGAAATGCGGCAGCGAATAATAGTAAGGGAATTCGTCCCTGCCTTGTCGTTGCAAATCTCTTAGATGTCTGAAACAGGCTAACTGGATAATATATCCGGAAATTATCTTGCCGTCCAGCACATCAAAAGCATATCGTGTGCCTGGATCTGTGTACTTCTTGCGGATTTCTGAAAAATCTAGCTTTCGGTACCACTCCAGGACATTTTTTTTCTTCGTCAAGTCTATCTTGAGTTCGCTCACCGCCTCACCTCCTTGAGGTCCCATTTAAAATGAGACCTTTTTATTTTCCTAAAAACTCTTTCAACATTTCTGCTGTAGAAACTTTCTCTGTGTCTGCGTTAGCCACTGCCAGCAGATCCTGCCTTGCTTTTGGTGATAGCCCCAACTGTCCGCCAATAGCAGATAATTGAACACTAGCGTTGCGCATGATATCTGTTGCAGGATTCTTTTTATAGCCGATAAAATCCTGGCCAATCGCCTCTCCGGCCGCGTTCTGAATTGTTTTATAAATTGGGGTCTGGATTTGATTTTCTTTGACATCATCATACGCATTTCTGTATATTTCGTAATTGGTGCAATACATTTCTATTAGATGAGCATCTATCCGCTCGACCTTGTTTGTGCTTTCTAAAAAAGGTACGATTTTGCGCCAACACTCCTTCGCCAACACCCCAAAATAAGCAGGCGGATCCTTCGACAAACGCCCGCCATTCTGCTGATAGAAGGGTTTTCTCGCCATTTGATTTCTGCCTCCTTTTTTTGGCTACCCCCCCTACCTAAAAATTTGAAAAAATGGCGCGTGATGTAAGACGAGAGTTTGTTGCGGCT